TCATTGATGGCTGTGGTCTATATGACAGAATCAGTAAAAAGTTCTATGCCAATGCAGCCACCTCCGGTGCGTTTGTTGGTGGTTAAGGAGGTACAGTATGGATATACCGGTATTAAATATTTGGAATGAAAGTACCCAACGATATGAAGGGATTCCCGCTATTCGCGGCGACAAGGGTGACCCTGGTGCACCAGGCCCTGCCGGTGTCGACGGAAAACCCGCCTATGAATATGCTCGGGATGGGGGTTACACTGGCACAGAAGAAGAATTTGCTGAGAAGCTGGCAGATGATACCGTCGATCCTGAGCAGGTCAATAAACTGATCGATACCAAACTGCTGTCTGTTATCACCTATGGCGCAAAGGGTGACGGAGCCACGGACGATACCAAAGCATTTCAGGATGCCCTGGCAGCAAATCGCGTAGTCACTGTCCCCGGCGGTACTTACAAGCTGTCCGGTGAGTTGGTGATCCGGGACAACTGCCAAATGGAATTTGCACAAGATGCTGTTTTGAATTTCACAAACACATCTGGTAACTGTATCACACTTAACCGCTCCGCATTTCTGAAAGGCAACCACGCAACAGTTACAGTACCGTATGCGTTCGCAGGAAAGGTGATCAATGTGGACACTTCTGTTCATACAGATACAAATGATGTGCCGCCGTTCACACATTGGTGTCCCCAGTGGAAAACCGCAAGATATTTGACCGATTTGAATATCTGTAAGGCGAACAGCTACGGTCTGCATGAATCTCTCAGCGGAGACAGCAACGGTACTGCCGTATATATCGCAGCAGATGGTTCCGCAACCTCTACATTTATTTGGGGTCTTAATTTCAGCGGTCTGCGTATTGCAGGGTCGTTTGAGTACGGAGTTCGCGCTGTAAACATCAATGGTGCATATAACCACGAAATGCGTATTGAGGCATTTATGGATGCTTGCAAAGTTGGCGTTTCTTTGGAGGATTGCAATAACGCCTATATTTCTGCGATTGTTCAGCCCAGAAAAGCATACGATGGAACTACCTATGCTACACACGGCATCCAGCTTATCCGTTGTGAAAATACGGACTTGAGCGGTTCAAGAGTATGGGACTGGAATGACAAAAACTCGCTGTGGTCTTATGACAAGACCAATGTAAACCAGCATATTGCCATGTACGGTAATTGTATTGGAACTATCCTGAATGATTACAACTATCATTATCTGCCCACTGGTTTCGATGACCTGAGAGAACTGATTTACTGTGAGGAAGCATACAGGGGTGTCAATCTTGATTCCCTTATTATTCTACAGGAACCGTTTACAAGATGGTTCAAGCCTGTCGATGGTGAACCCTATTTCTTCAATGGCAATGAAAATAAACGCCTTGTTTTGAAATCCGAGTTTGACAGTGCGTTCCAGACCGACCAGGTTCCGCAGTTTACGGATGTTCTTGCAACCGCAACCGATGAAACAGGAGCAGTATTCAACGAAATCGGCTATAAAACTGGTGCGGGCTGGGAAACGGACGGAAAAACATTAAATTCTAGCCAATGGCACTTTTGTACTGGTTTTATTCCCTGCAAAATGGGCGACACACTGTATTTGCAAGGTATGTCATTTGCAGAAGGAAGTGATGATTGCCGTGTGATTTTATATGATTCCAATTTTAATAAATTGAATCATATCAACCGTGGTGTCCTCATAGGAAACGGTAGTTATTTTGTTGGCTATGAAGAAACCGAAGATGGCTGTAAGCTGACCATCAAGAACCCGGACACTGTTGCTTATATTACCGTCAGCGCATACACCAGTACATTGAGTTCCAATCCTGTAATTTCTGTTAATGAAGAAATCTCCTACACACAGGAAGGCTTCTTAGCGGATGGCATCAAGGTCAAAGCAGAGAACGTTGTCGGCAATGTATCTGGTGGCGGTGGAGCTACAAGTTGGGAAGATTTGGGCAGTAAGTACGAAGAAGGTACGGTACTGGCTGAAATGAGTCCCCCGTTTGTTGGTGCTGAGGTTGCAGGAATGGACATGTTCGTTTTTCCCGAAGCATTTCCTCTGGCGGAAGGTAAGGAATATACCATCAACTGGAATGGAACGCCTTTCACTTGCATCTGCGCACATATGGAAATGAGTGGAGCAACAGGTCTAGGACTGGGTAACATTGGTATGCTGACAGGTGGTACTAACACCGGAGAACCTTTCTGTCTGGGCGTGTTTGATCAGGCAGATGCACCTTTCCCCGGTGCTGCTATGCCTCTGGATGGCACCACATCTCTGACTATTTCCATTACCGCAAACTTGGAAAAGATTACGCCTGTACCGGAGAAGTATCTTCCTGCATATGATTGGAACGCAGATGATGGTGAACCTGGTCACATTTTGAATCGGACTCACTATAAAGAGAACAAAAGAGTTATTCTGGATTATCCAGAGTTTACTGTAGAAAGCGCTCAGATACCTTTGTATAAGCCGTTCCAGCTTGTTGACGGTGATGACTATGAGTTGATGTTGGGTAATGATGAAGACTCAATTATTCTTAAAGCTACAGCAAGACCATATAAAGAAAACGGTGTACAGCTGGGAATCGCTTGTAATTTCAATGGAATCATTTTTTTAGTAGCTGCACTCCCGGAAAATGTTACCGATGGAATATATGGAATGTTTTCGTCCTCATTAGAAAGTGGAATCACCATTCCTCTGACTGTCTATAAGTCAGAGAAGATTAAACAGCTTGACCCTGAGTTTATTCCTAAAAACAACATCCCACATTACGACCTTGCCGAACTAGGCATGAATCCGATTGAAGTCGGTAATTTTCAGAATTTGCAGTACGACGATTTCCCTGATGGAAAATTTAATGAATTCAGGAATGCATTTGCAATTGGCCCGGTTTCGATAACTGTACCTGTTGTCGGAAGTACAAGGGTTTGTAAATATCGTCTTTTTTGTTTGGGATCATATATGGTACGTGATGATGGAACCCCTGATAACAGGATATATGCAATTGTCCATGATCCCGACCATAATTTTTCTATTTCAGTATGGGACAATTACATTTCTGTACAGTGCGGGTAACGCCTTTGATATGGACATCATCTGGAGCCTGATAATCTGCGTATTCTGTGCCGCCCTGTTATGGGGCGGCAGGAAGCGGATTGATCAACATTCTGAAGAGAATCACGCCTAACAAACATGATTCTTTCATTCATGATCGTATCGCTGCCGATAAGGCCCTGATATGATCAATAACGCACATAAATGATTGTATAGCCCCGGTTCCGGCCGGGGCACCGCATAAGGAGGAATTATGAAAAAGATTCTTCTGATCCTCGCTCTGCTGGCCATGCTGCTGTGCAGGGTGCAGGGTACCATTTAACGGAGGTAACACAAATGAATGTGAAAGACAGACAGTGCCTGCTGACATTCCTGAAGAAGGCTGACGGCACCAGTTACTACACCGGCGATGTGGACGGCATCTATGGCCGTCTTTCCCGGAAGGCAATCCAGGACTTCCAGAAAGACTTCGGCGGTCTGGCCGTCACCGGCGAGGCCGACGCGGTCACGGATCAGGCTATGATCCATGCTGTTGCCTTCGGCATCCCGGAGCGGGATCCGGACGCTGATCCGGATGTGACCGACAATAATGTCGGCGTCAAAGAAGAAACCACTGGCTCCTTCTGGGATGAGATTGAGTTCTTTGACCGGGAGGAATTCAAATGCACCTGCGGCGGCAGAGGTTGCAATGGCTTCCCGGTGGAGCCTGTAGAACGACTGGTTCGCAATGCTAACGAGGCTCGCAGGCACTTCGGAAACAGTGCACCGGTGTCCAGCGGTGTGCGCTGCAAACTGCGCAATTCCGAGCTGCCCGGCAGTGCCGGTAACAGCCTGCACATGAGGGGCAAGGCCATGGACTTTGCAATCTATGGTGTCAGCGCCAGCAGGCTGGCAGCTTATCTGCGGACACTCCCCGATGTGGACGAATGCTATGAGATCGATAGCAGCTATGTCCACATGGGTGTAGAGAAGTACAAATAAAGGGGTGATACCGATGGAGAACTTTTGGATTGCCCTGGTAGAAGCTCTGTTTACCTTCCTGGGCATCTGGATCACCGTCAGAGCATCCCAGAAGAAAGCCAATAAGGAATTGATCGATAAGGTAGATTCCCTGGTTGAACACGACAACGACCAGTACCTTTCCATTCTGCGCCTCACCATTTTCGCAGAGAACATGCCTATATCAGAGCGCATCATTGCCGGAGATAAGTACATCAAAAAGGGCGGCAATGGTGACACAAAGAAGTATTATCAGCAAATGCTCCAAGAGCATACAAAATAAGGAGGAACATATCATGGACTGGAAAAAGAAACTGACTTCCCGTAAATTCTGGATGGCCATCGTAGGCTTCATCACTCCCCTGCTGCTGGCCTTCGGTGTGGCTGAAACCGATGTTACCCAGGTTACCGCCATCATCATGGCCGGTGCCGATGTCCTGGCTTACATCCTGGCCGAGGGCATGGTGGACGCTAAGAACACCGCTGCATAAGAAAGAATCCCTCCCCGGGTTGTCCCAGGGAGGGAATTTTCATCGCCACTTCATCGCCACTTTGGCGTATAAACGGGTGTTTTATGCGTTCTGTTTCGTAGTTAGAGAATCAAAAAAATGATTTCAAATAATTCGGAATTAACAGGAATATTAGAAATAGTTCCGTAAAGTTAAAGAAAAAAGTTCCAGTCAGAACAAACCGGAACTTTTCTCAATGGTGCGAGAGATGGGACTCGAACCCACACGGCATAACCACACGCACCTCAAACGTGCTTGTCTACCATTCCAACACTCTCGCAAACAGCTTAAATATTATAACTGCCAAAACAGATTTTGTCAATACTTTTCCGAAAAGAAACCGGACATTTCGATAATGCCCGGTATAGATTCACTTTTTTCGGCTGTCTGTCAGAACCATCAGAACTGCCACACACAATCCAATTCCCATAGCACCGATAATGGGGGCAGGATGATCTCCGGTTTTGGGAGATTCTCCGGCATATATAACCTTCGGTGATCGGATTATATCCCACGTTTCCCCATCCGGAACACAGAGAAAAAAGGGATCAAACCTTTTATATTGCCGGTCTGTTTCCACCTGCTTTACCAGATAGACACCTTCCTGTACATTCGAAAACAATGCTCCCTTCTCCTCCACCGGACATATAATTTCATTTTTCCTCTCCTTCTGTACCAGCCAGAAAATCCAGCTTTCTTCCAGTTCCCCTTCCTTTATTGTCCAATTCGCCAGACCATCGGTCAGCACAT